ATTATTAATGTTAATCACATCACACATAACCAGTTTTATCTCTGGTGCTTTAATTGTCGTGATAATAAAAAAATATTTTGAAAAGTAAAAAGAGAACATTAAATGAATACAGACAAACGAAGGACTCTCACTACCGTAGCGTTGATTCTCCTGTTGAGTACAACATTGCTTTTTTGTGTAGAGTATATACTAATGATGCTGAACTTGGAGCAGTAATTAGAAAACATTTTCAAAAGATATGAGTTTAAATGCAAATCAAAAAGGTAAAAGGTTTGAGTTAAAAATTGCAAAAGATTTAGCTAAAAAGTTTGATACTAATATAAGAAGAACACCAAACTCAGGCGGATTGAGTATTAAAGGAGATATTATGACTACAAGTGGTATACTATCTGAATATAGCTGGGAATGTAAGAACCAAGAGAAACTTAATATATGGAAAGCATTAGAACAAAGCAAAGGAGATGCAAGAGGTACACTAAAAACTCCTGTAGTAGTATTTACTAAAAACTTTGAAGACGATTACATTGCTTTAAAATACGATGATTTCGTAAATATACTTCTTGAATTAGATGAGTACAGAAGTAAATAATATATTGCACCTCTTGGTAAGAGATGAAGAAACTTGGCTAAGTATGGCTGAGGAAATAAGCAGCAATAGTAAAATACCAGCAAAAGATTTATTACACGACTTTTATATTGCTTTACATAGTAAAATTGATAGTAAAAAAGTAAAAATTAACGATATTCTATATAACGATTCTTTAAATAAAGCGTTTATATATAAGATGATGCACAATATATTCATTGATACAATACGAGTTGATAAAGATTTACTAATAGATAAAGACCTAAAAAACATTATAGAAGCAGACAATACAAAGTATGTAGATATAGAAAAAGTAGTAGATGATATAGTAAATGAATTCTATTGGTTTGATAGAAAGTTATTTAACTTATATAGAAAGAAATTCCACAGTATAAGAAAACTATCTGCAGCAACTAATATATCACACGTAGTTGTATGGAGAACTATAAATAATTGTATTAAAGAAATTAAAAAAAAAATTAATGAAGAGTAAAGGTTTAGGCGATACAGTAGAAAAGATAACAAAAGCCACAGGTATAAAACAAGCTACTGATTGGATATTTGACAAGATAGGTAAGGATTGTGGATGTGATGCAAGAAAAGAAAAGTTAAATAAATTATTTCCATACAAAGTAGAATGTTTAAATGAAGAAGAATATATATATCTAAAAGGATTCTTTAACCAGCAAAAGAATGTAGTAAATGCAAACGAACAAAAAGGATTGCTAACAATACACAATAGAGTATTTAACACCAATAAAAAAGCATCCAGTTGTGGTAGTTGCGTTAAAGGTTTAGTAGATACAATGAGAAGATTATATAATGAATATGAATACGAAAGAGAAAGCAAAAGCAATTGAAAGAAAGCTACTAATGTTTTTAAAAAAATACAGTGAAAATACAGTGAAAAATGTCAAGAGAACAAAACTTAAAAAGTTGGACTAAAGGCCAAAGCGGTAATCCAAAAGGCAAACCAAAAGGTGCTAAGAATAGAAGCACAATAATTAAAGAAATACTTAGCTTAATGGTTAAGAAAGTTGATACAGATGGTAAACCAGTTTGGCAAAGTAAAGAGTATTTAATGGTAGAGGCATTAGTTAATAAAGCTATTGAAAAAGGTGATGTAAATGCTTTTAATGCTATATATAATAACTTGTATGGTAACTTAAAAGATACTGTTGATGTAAATACTACAGAAGAAGTAAACCACGATTTTAGAAACATCATTGCAAGGATTAAAGCTCAATAAAAAGTATTTAGTATTTAACGAATCACTTTCACGTTATTTTATTGTAACTGGTGGTAGAGGTTCTGGTAAATCATTTGCTATAAACTCTGTACTTCTACTATTAACCTATCAAGCTGGCCATACAATACTATTTACAAGGTACACTCTAAGAGCTGCTGGCATTTCAATCATACCTGAATTTATAGAAAAGTTAGAACTGCTTGGAGTTATCGACCAGTTTAAAATAACAAAGGATGAGATAATAAATAAAGGCAATGGTAGTAAGATAATATTTAGAGGTATTAAAACCAGCTCAGGAGACCAGACAGCAAATCTTAAATCATTACAAGGTATTACTACTTGGGTAATGGATGAAGCAGAAGAATTAAATGATGAGGATATATTTGATAAGATTGATTTATCTGTAAGAAACAAAGTACAAGAGAATAGAGTAATATTAATATTGAATCCTACAACTAAAGAACATTTCATTTATAAACGTTGGTTTGAAGATAGGGGTGTTGCTGCTGGTAGTAACATAACTAAAGAAGATACTACCTATATACACACTACATATTTAGATAACTTAGATAACCTTTCAGAAAGCTATATTAAGCAGATAGAGACAATGAAGGTTAGAAGACCAAACAGATACAAGCATACAATAGAAGGTGCTTGGCTGGACAAAGCTGAGGGTGTTATATTTACTGATTGGAGTATAGGAGAATTTAAGCAAGTAGGTAAAGTTGTATTTGGTCAAGATTATGGATTTAGCAATGACCCAAGCACATTAGTTAAAACAAGTATAGACAAAGAAAATAAAGTTATCTATATACAACTATGCTTTTACCAAACTAAGTTAACTACAAGCGAGATATTACAACTTAATAAAAAGTTTGCAGCAGATAATTTAATAGTTGGTGATTCAGCAGAACCAAGATTAATAACAGAACTAAGCAGAGATTGTAATGTTGTACCAGCTATCAAAGGACAAGGTTCAATAACATTTGGTATTAGTTTATTACAAGATTATGATTTAGTAATTACTGAAGATAGTACAGAATTAATTAAAGAGTTAAATAACTATTGTTGGTTAGAAAAGAAATCACAAACACCAGTTGATAATTTTAACCACGCTATTGATGCGCTGAGGTATGCAGTTAGCTATCAATTACAGAATCCAAACTTAGGAGAATATCACATTTATTAAAAAAAATTACAGAGGTAGAATAAAAAAAATTGTAAAAAAGTTGTAAAATAATTTGTTAGTTAAATAATTATACTTATATTTACATTGTAATTAACAAAAACCAAAACAAAATGAAAAACATAAACGAAATATTAAACAGCGAATTATTAAACGAAATGATTAAAGAAGAAGATATAATACTAAAAGAAGCGGGATGGACTTACGAAGAAGTAAAAGAATTTGCAAAAGCATTTAAATAAAATATTAAAAAACACAGAATAAAGAGCCACCGTAAAAAGTGGCTTTTTTTATAGCCACGCTTAAGCCACCCTTAAGCATTTAGATAAGATAAGAAAAGATAAGATATATAAGAGAAATTTTTATTATATTTGATTGTAATTTAAAAATAACTTTCTGAATACGTTTAGTAAAGTCTTGATTTAAAATTTATGTTTTGGTTTAAAGTAGGTATTTGCAAAAGAGCATTGCCTACTTTTTTTTATATTTGTATATAACGATTTACTAATTAATACGTTTATAGATAATGAAACTAACAATCAACATACCAGAAACTCTTAATGAGGTTACTTTAAAGCAATATCAAAAGTGGTTAAAGATTGCTGAGGGTAAAGAACTGGATTCGTTTCTACAACAAAAGATGGTAGAGATATTTTGTAATATACCACTTAAACAAGTATTACAAATAAAAGCTACTGATATAAACAATATCTGCGAAGAGCTATCAAAGTTATTTAATAACGAACCTAAGTTTATAGATAGGTTTACTTTAAATGATAAAGAGTTTGGATTTATACCAAAGCTGGATGATATTTCATTTGGTGAATATGTTGATTTAGATACTTACCTTGCTGATTGGGATTTAATGAACAAAGCAATAGGTGTTTTATATAGGCCAATAACCTACAAGAAGAAGAAGCAGTATTTAATAGAAGAATATGAAAGTGCTGAAAAGTACGATATGACAGAAGTTACTTTAGATATTGTATTTGGTGCTATTGTTTTTTTTTACAGTTTAAAGAACGAATTACAGAAAACTATCCTGAATTATTTAGCAACTCAGAAGGAGGTAGAGCTTCCTCAGCATCTGCGGGATTCTCTGCAAAATGGGGCTGGTATCAATCTATCTACGGACTTACTAATGGAGACATTCTCAAATACAATCAAATTACCAAATCAAAACTACACACCTGTTTAATGCACTTAGCATTTGAAAAAGATAAATATGAATTAGAACAACAAATATTAAAAAGAAGCCAACGATGACAAAGGACGATATATTAGAAGAATTAACAGAACGCAATTTATTAATTGAGAATGAACACATAATTTTAGTTGATGGCTTTGAAGAAGCATTTATAGGTATTACAGCTAACAATCCAATTCAAGCAATATATGATTATTGGATATGTTTAGATTTATTAATACAACGTGATAAAATGGATTTTGATAATGCTATTGATGACTTAGATGAATTTATTAATCAAGATTTAGGTGAACACACACCACGATATATAAAAATAGTATGAACAGTTTTTACAATATAATAGATAAAATAAAAGAAGTAATTGTTGCAGAACCATTTAACAATGAAATTACATTTGGTGATATAGCTGATATTGATTTAAAGAAACAGAGCTTGTTTCCGTTATCTCACGTAATGGTAAATAATAGTACAATAAACAACAATTATATTACATTTAATATTACTATCTTCTTTATGGATTTAGTAGATATTAGCAATGAACAAGTAATAGATTTGTATAGAGGCAACGACAACAGGCAAGATATATTAAACACTCAGTTAGCATTAGCAACAAGAGTTATAAGAGTTTTGCAAAAGAGCGATTTATATAAAGATAAGTTTGAGTTAATTAATCCAGCTTCTTGTGAACCATTTACAGAGCGTTTTGATAATATGCTTGCTGGCTGGGCTGTTACTTTTGATTGTGGTACTAATGATGAAATGACTTATTGCTAATGAGTGAATTTAAAAAGGCATTAGAGAAATACGCTAAGTACGTTATACAGCAATCAAGAAGCAACCTAACTAAAAAGAAAAATAACGCTTCTAAGCAACTATATAACAGTTTAGAGTATAAAATACAAGGAGATAAAGTTTCGTTTCTTAGCGAGGACTATGGTCAGTTTATAGATAAAGGTGTTAAAGGTTCTAAATCTACATACCCAGAAAGCTCTGCAAGTCCATTTAAATACACTACTAAACAACCACCAAGCAAAGTATTTGATAAGTGGAGTATTAGAAAAGGTATTGCACCAAGAGATAGTAAAGGTAGGTTTGTTAGTAGGCAATCATTAAATTTTTTAATTGCAAGAAGTATTAAAAACAAAGGTATTAGAGCAACATTATTTTTTACTAAACCGTTTGAACGTGGTTTAGATTTATACGGAGATGAAATAGTTGCTGGATTTTTAGAAGATAAATTAGATTTACAATGAGTACAATAATAAGAACAAGAAGCCCTTATTTCATAAGAACACCACAAGAAACAGATGCTAACCTTAGTTACTTTCAGATAAACATAACTGTATTTGGTGGTTTAAGTTCATCTACAGAAATATGTGATGATTTATATTCAACTTACTCACTACAGAAAAAACCATTAGGTGCTGAGAATAGTGTTTCATTTGATATTAGCGAAATAGTAAATGACCATTTAGAACAAATATTTACTGGTACTTATTCAGCATCTTCTGCTAAAAGTTCTATTTGGGTAACTGTAGCAACCTCAGCAAGAGAATCAGATGGTACTATAATTGGCTCAGTAACTTCAAACACTTACTTGGCTCAAGAAGGTTATAATAAATTTAAGGATGGCGTAAACTACACTACAGAACCTATTGCAATGATAACAGGCACACACTTTGAATATCACAAAGGAAGCACACTAACAATACCTGTAAATGTTGAAAGAGTAAGCCAAGTTCAATATATAAGTGCTAATGGCATTACAGTAGGAACAGATACGTTCACAGATAATGGTAACCAAAACCAAAAAATACAATATTCTCAATTTACTGCTACAGCTATTAAAGATGTTGCAAGAGTTAAAGTTACTTATGACACTACAAGTTTTACAACTATTTACACAAAAGAAATTGAAGAATGTAAATATCCAGTAAATAAAATCACATTTGTAAATAGATGGGGAGCAATGCAAGATTTGTTTTTCTTTAAGAAATCTATAGAAAGTTTAGAATCAAGAAGTGAGAATTTTAACAGAAGTATATTTGAAGCAAGAGCTGTTCAATTAGAGCCAGGGGAAGAGCCTGGTGACGATTGTCAAGAATCTTTAACTTTTAATACTTATTCTACAACAGCACACGCAAAGAAAACATTTAATGCTAATGCTACAGAATCAATTGTTTTAAATAGTGGTTTTGTTAATGAATTAATGAATCCATTTTTTGAAGAATTAATGGTTAGTGAAAACATCTGGCTAACTGATTCAGATAATGTTATTTATCCAGTTAATTTAAAAGATAGCTCATTTACCAAAAAAACAGGATTAAACGACAGGTTAATAAACTACACAATGAACTTTGAAAAATCATTTGCTTTAGTAAACAATATTAGATAGTGCAAAAAGTTATTTTATACATACAGCCACAGCTAAGAAATACAACAACAGAACAAGATTTTGTTAGGGTTGATTTAATGGAAGAAGAATTAATTTCATTAACTCAAGTAATACAAGATGTAAATGATATTGATAAAATATTTACTGATTATAGTAGAACTTTTAATTTACCAGCAAGTAAAACTAACAACAAGATTTTTAAGCATTGGTACAATCCAGACATAGATGGTTTTGATTCAAGTGTTTTTTGTGAATCAAGAATTGAATTAAATCACTTACATTTTAGGTTTGGTAAAATACAATTGAATGAAGTTGTAATGAAGTTTGGAGAACCTTCTATGTATAAGGTAACATTCTTTGGTAATACAACAGAATTTAAAAATGCTATCAATGAAGATGAACTTTCTGATTTAGTTTGGTTAAATGAATTTAATCATAGTGCAACAATTACTAATGTTAAAAATGGTTTAGAATATGGTTTAAATTTTACTGTTGATTCTGTAGCTTATAACGATGCAATTATATATCCATTAATAGCACACTCACAAAGTTATATTTACGATGATACTGGTAACACCAATAACGGTTTAAATATATCTACACAATCAACACATCATAATAAAAGGGGTGTAGTACCAGAAGATTTAAAACCAGCAGTAACAGTTAAGAATATTATAAAAGCTATTGAAGAACAATACAACATAACTTTTAAAACTGGTGAGTTCTTTGATTCTGCTGCTATGAATAATTTGTATTTATGGTTACATAGAGAAAAAGGTAAAATGGCTACTGCTGGAACTTGGATTGGTAATAGTGATTTTTACACTTGTAGTGGTGCTAATTGTACAGAGCTAACAGATACTTCTGGTTATACAGGTTACTTTACTTTAAATACTGGTGTATATAAATGGAACTCTAATCTTAGCCCAGATACAGATGTTACTACTATAACTTTTGAAGTAACTCCTGCAAGTGGATTTACTACTGTAGAATATAGTTTAGAAATAGTACGTGCTAATAATTGGGAATCATTTGCAAAGGTAGAAAACCAAAGTGGTACAAGTTCTGTTACATTAACAATTGGTGGTGCTAATGGTTTGGATGTAGCTTCATTAGTTGCTTTTGACCCTAATGGTAATGATTTTGTTGGTAGATTAATGACAGATTCTTCTATACAATTTCAATCTAAGTTTACAATAACAAGAGATTTTAGCTTTAATAATTTTGATGGTACTGTATTGAGTTTTAATTGGAGTGCAACTTTTACAAGTAATTCTACAACACTATCACCACAAGATAATTTAGTAGTTGTTACTGAGCAGATGCCAAAACTAAAAATTAAAGATTTTTTAAATGGTTTATTTAGGCAATTTAACTTAACTGCTTATGTTGATTTTAATAATGAGATAGTAGTTAAAACTTTAGATAATTATTATTCTGGTGGAGATACTCACGATATAACACAATATGTAAAAACAGATGAACATACAGTTTGTGATGTAATACCATTTAGTGAAGTAGATTTTGAGTATTCAGAACCAAAAAGCATTTTAGCAGAGCAGTTTCAATTAGTAAACAATAAAAAGTATGGTGAACTAAATTATGTTACTGATGTTAGCAAGAAAAATATCTATCAAATAAAACTTCCTTTTGAAAATATGCTATTTGAAAGATTACAAGATAAAACAAGTGGTGTTTTTACTCAAGTACAAGCTGGAAGTTTTTTAAATATAGATTTAAGCCCAGAAATTGGGCAACCTTTAATATTTTATGGTGTTGCAAGAACTGGTATTTATGCAAGTCCTATTAACTTTTTAGACAGTACAAGACCTGAAACTTATGGTGCTTTATGTCCAACAGGAACTAATTACACTTTGAACAACTTTTGGATGCCTCACAACGCTAATGAATTAGGAACATCCTCAACACCACCTACATATAACTTAAACTTTGGTAGTGAAATAGATAGTTATCAATTAACAGATTATGGTGGTAACAACAACAGTTTATTTCAATTGTATTATCAAAACTACATTACAAGAGTATTTAACAAAAGAACAAGGATATTTAAGTTCTCTGCTGTATTGCCTTTAAAAGTATTATTAAATCTAACATTAGATGATTTAATTGTAGTTGGCACAAGAGCTTATACAATAAATAAAATGTCCACTAAATTACAAAGTGGTGAAACAAACTTTGAACTACTAAACGAACCAACGTGAAAACAATATTAGAAGCATTAGAATTTTGTAAAGAAAATAAATTATATGATAAACATATAAAGATAGCATTAGGTATTAATAAAGTACCACTAACATTTAAAGAAGCATTTAACCAATTAAGAATGAAGAAATGATTACTAAGATATTTGAAATAATAACTAAAACTGATAAAGCAGAGAAAGATTTAGAAAACTTAACAAGTGAAGTTGATAATCTTAATACTGGTTTAGAAAAAACTAATACAGAAGTAAGTGATTTAAAATCTTCTGGTAAAGCATTTGCTACATTAAAAAAAGGTGCAAAAGGTGTTGCTGGTGGTTTTAGAATGATGGGAACAGCTTTAAAAGCTGCTGGTGTTGGATTAGCTATTGCAGCATTTGGTTTATTGAAAGAATTATTTGAACAAAATCAAAAAGTAGTAGATACTTTTAATATTGCTTTTGAATCATTATCCATAGCTTTTAATGATTTCTTTAATTATATATCTAAGAATATAGAAACAATTTCAGGTTATTTTAAGAAAATATTTGATGACCCTTTAGAATCTGTAAAAGCATTAGGTAACGCAATAAAAGATAATATTATTGAAAGAGTAAAATCAGCTCTTGAAGTATTTGGCTTTTTAGGTAAAGCAATGCAAAAACTATTTGCTGGTGATTTTAAAGGTGCAATAGATGAAGTTAAAAATGCTGGAAGTGAATTTGTAGATGTATTAACTGGTGTAGATAATTCAGTAGAAAAAGCTACAGAAGTAGTAAACAAAGGCGTAACTGCATTAACAGAATATACTAAATCAACATACGAACAAGCTAAATCTAATATTGAATTAAAAAAATCTGCTGAACTTGCTGCTGTAGCAAATCAAGGTTTAATTGAAAAGTTTGACAGACAAGCTGAAAAACAAAGGCAAATAAGAGATGATGAAAGAAAAAGCATAGCAGAAAGAAAAAAAGCAAACGATGAACTTGCTTTAGTATTAGACCAACAAGAAAAAGCAATGTTATCTAATGCTCAAATTTCATTAAGAGCAGCAAAAGCAGAACTTAAAAAAGATAAAGATAATGTAGAAGCTAAAAAAGCTGTAATGGAAGCTGAAAACGAACTTGCAGCAGTAAGAGCAACTGTTGAAGGGTTTAGAAGTGAACAATTAACAAACGCAGCAGCATTACAAAAAGAAGAAAAAGAGCTTATTAATTCAAGGTTAGAATCAGAAAATAAATTAGCTATTGAAAAGAAAAGATTTGATGCAGAAGAAATAGAAGATAAGTTAGAGAAATTAGAAAGATTAAAAGAAATAGATGCAGAGGAACAAGAAATAGAAGCTCAAAGATTATTAGATGTTATAAATACTGCTAACGCTGGTACACAAGCTAAAATAGATGCAGAAATTGCTTACAATGAGTTTTTAGAGGAATCAAGACAAAAAAATAAAACAAGAGATAAAGAAATTCAAGACCAGAAACTTGCAGACCAAAAAGAACATTGGGATGAAATGGAAGCTGAGTTTAATGAGTTTTCTGAAAACCAAGATAAAAAAGAACTTGATAGAGCGCAATATATAGCAGATGCAAAAGAATCTATTCAAGCAAATTCATTAATGGCTATGTCAAATTTGATTCAGGCATTTGCAAATCAAAATGAAAAAAATGCAGAAAGAGCATTTAACTTACAAAAAGGTTTAGCTATAGTTGAAACATTAATTAATACTTCTGTAGCTATTATGAAAGTTGCTAAAGAAACTACTGATTTTACACCACCACAAGCATTAAGGATTGGTAATATGGTAGCTATGGGAGTAGCTGGTGCTGCACAAGTAGCAGCTATTGCAACACAAAAATTTAATCCTTCTGGAGCTACTGGCGGCGGAAGTGTTCCAACCCCATCAGGCGGAGCAGCAACTTCACCAACACAAGCACCAAGTTTTAATGTAGTAGGGCAAAGCCAAGCAAATCAAGTATCTATGGCTTTAGCTAATCAACCACCAACACAAGCATTTGTAGTAGCTGGAGATGTAACCACAGCACAACAATTACAAAACAATACAATTACACAAGCAACTTTTTAAAATAAAATACAATGGATATAATAGAATTAATATTAGATGAAGAAAATGAAGAGATGGTTGGAATAGATGCAGTTAGCATTGTAGAAAATCCAGCTATTGAATCAGATTTTATAACATTAGCAAGTGAAGAAATACAACTTGCAAAAATAGATGAAGAGAAAAAACTTCTTCTTGGTGCAGCTTTAATACCAAACAAGCCAATATTTAGAAAACGTAATGATACTATGTTTTATGTTTACTTTTCTAAAGATACAGTAAGAAGAGCAAGCGAATTATTTTTTCAAAACAGTAATCAAAACAATGCAACCTTAGAACACCAAATGAGTGTTAATGGTTTAACTGTTGTTGAATCGTGGATAGTAGAAGATACTAAAATGGACAAATCTGCTAAGTATGGTTTAGAAATGCCTGAAGGTACTTGGATGATTTCTATGAAAGTAGAGAATGATGAAATTTGGACTGATTATGTTAAAACTGGTAAAGTAAAAGGTTTTAGTATTGAAGGTTATTTTGCAGATAAAGCACAAATTAAAAAACCAGATACGAAAGCAGAGATGGCAGCTATTGAAGAAGAAGAAGCTGAATATATGCTTAGTAATATTAAGGCACTAATTAAGAAAGATAAAAGAACTAAATCTGGCAAAAAGATAGAATTAGAAACTTATAATGATTATCCACAAGGAGTTAGTAATAATGCTAAAAGAGGTATTGAACTAAATGAAAAAGTTAATAATAAATGTGCAACACAAGTTGGCAAAATTAGAGCGCAACAATTAGCACAAAAAGAAAACATTAGTTTACAAACTTTAAAAAGAATGTACAGCTATTTAAGTAGAGCGCAAGAATATTATGATGAAGGAGATAAAGAAGCGTGTGGTACAATTAGTTATTTATTATGGGGTGGTAAAGCTGGCCTTAGATGGAGTGAAAGCAAGTTAAAAGAATTAGGTGAAATTAATTTAGCTTCAATGGTAGTAGATGATAACTTTGCTATTATAGATGATAGATTAGCTTACAGCACACAAGAAAAAGCTGAAGAGATGGCTAAAAATATTGGTTGTGAAGGTTTTCACATTCACGAGTTTGAAGGTAAAGAATGGTATATGCCTTGTGAAGAACACACACAAATGAAAAAACCTTGCCAAGCTGGTTATGAGCAGTATGGTATGAAAATTAAAGATGGTAAAAAAGTACCTAATTGTGTACCTATAAAATAAATAATATGAAAAGTAAAAAATTTAAAACACCAAGTAATACATCACCTAAAAATACTAAGCGCGGTTGCTTATGTCCTGATGGTAAAAGATACAGTAATAAATGCTGTGATGGTAGCTTACAAGCTCAAGGAATAGGCAAAGTATAAAATAAAGTTGTAAAAAAATATAACAGTAAAGGTTTTCAAACGTTTATAGGTATATACTCAAATTATGAAAGCAAACGAAATACTAAACAAAATAAAAAATATTGTTGGTGAAAAAGTTGAACTTTCTGAAGAAAAAATAGAAATGGCTGAAATTACATTAGAAAATGGTACTGTATTAGTTGCAGAATCTTTTGAAGCTGGAAAATCTGTATTTATTAAAACTGATGATGAAGAAATTGCTCTTCCTGTTGGTGAATATAAATTAGAAGAAGGCAAAGTTTTAGTTGTAACTGAAGAAGGTTTAATTGACAGTATTAAAGAAGCTGCTGAAGAAGAGGTAGCTGAAGAAGAATTATCTGAAGAATCTGAAGAAGTTAAAGAAACTGAATTAGAGGAAGAAGAAAAAGAAGAAATGGAATATGTTACCAAAGAAGAATTCAAATCTGCTGTTGAAGAAATCAAAGCAATGATTGAAAAAATGGGTAACAAAGAAGAAATGAAGGAAGAAGTAATAGAAGAGAAAGAAGAACTTTCTGCTGTTGCTCCTGAACCTGTAAAACATAATCCTGAAGCTGAAGTTGATAATAAAGTAAATTTTCATATTGCAAGCAATAGAACAGCTACAACTAAAGACAGGGTTTTTGATAAAATTTTTAACAATAATTAATATAAAATAAAATGGCGAATAGTTTAAATACACCAATTACAAGTACTTATGCTGGTGAGTTTGCGGGGAAATACCTGTCAGCAGCTTTACTGAGTGCTAACACAATTGATAAAGGCGGAATAGAAGTAATGCCTAATATCAAATATAAGTCTACAATGAAGAAAGTAGCAACTGCATCATCTATTATAGGTAATGCTGCTTGTGATTTTTCTGGAACTGCAGACCAAGTAACATTAACTGAAAGATTATTACAACCAGAGGAGTTTCAAGTAAACCTTGAGTTCTGTAAGCAAGATTTCCAATCGGATTGGGAAGCTGCTCAAATGGGATATTCTGCATTTGATAAAATGCCACCTAAATTTTCAGATTTCATTATTGGCCACGTAGCTGGTTTAGTAGCTGAAAAAACTGAGCAGAACATTTGGAAAGGTGTTAATGCAAACGCTGGAGAATTTGATGGTTTAGTAACTTTAGCTTTAGCTGATAGTGATGTTATTGATGTAGCATCTCACGCTGCTGTAACTGCTGCTAACGTAATTGACAAATTAGGTTCTATTGTTGATGCAGTACCTTCTGCACTTTACAATAAAGAAGATTTACACATTTACGTATCACAAAACATTGCAAGAGCTTATGTTAGAGCTTTAGGTGGTTTTGCTACTTCAATTGGTGCTGCTGGTACTGATTCAAAAGGAACACAATGGTACAACGCTGGTGGACAACTATCTTTTGATGGTGTGAAAATCTTTGTTGCTAATGGTTTAGCTGATGATACTGCAATGGCTGCTCAAAAATCTAACTTATACTTTGGTACTGGTTTATTATCAGATATGAACGAAGTTAAAGTATTAGATATGGCTGACCTTGACGGTTCACAAAATGTCAGAGTAATAATGAGATTTACTTCTGGTGTACAATACGGAATAGGTTCTGATATAGTTTTATACCACGCCTAAGAATTAATTAATAACAAGGGGGTGTGATTCCCCCTTTATTTAAATTTTAATAATATGGCTTGCGATTTAACAGCTGGTAGAAGAGTACCGTGTAAAGATGTAATTGGTGGTATAGTTAGAGCTTGGTTTGTAGACTTTGGAGACTTAGGAACTGTAACCAAAACTGCTGACGAAATTACTGATTTATCTGGTACATTTACTTGCTACCAATATGATTTAAAAGGAACTAATAGTTTGGAAACTGCTATTACATCCTCAAGAGAGAATGGTACAACATTCTTTGAAGAAACATTAACTTTAACACTACCTAAACTATCTAAAGAAGACAATAAGGAACTTAAGCTAATGGCTTACGGAAGACCTCACATTGCTGTTGAAGATAGAAACGGTAACTTCTTTTTATGTGGCTTAGAGCACGGAATGGAAGTAACTGGTGGAAGTATAGCTACAGGAACAGCTTTTGGAGATTTAAGCGGTTACTCATTAACTTTAACTGGTCAAGAGCTTGAGCCAGCTAATTTTATTGCTGGTGGTACTGCTGCTGACCCGTTTGCGGGAATGACTTCTGCAACTGTAACAGTTACTGTAGGTACAAATAGTTAAAAAAGACGCGATTAATATAATTGTGTGATTCATAATATATAGTTTGATTGGAGGGGAGGAAGTGATTAGCCTCCCCTTTTTTATTAAAAAAATATGCAAATATTAACTACAAGTGGCACACGAATTATTAACTTTATACCAAGAGAAACAATTACTGGTAGTAAAACTTATAAATTAGTGATAAAGTCAGAAGCTCAAAATAAAGTTATAGCAACAGATAATGATGCAACATTTTCTGAACTGGATTACTATTACCAATATTCAACTACTCAAGCATTAGTTGAAAATCAATACTATACTATTACAATCACCAATACAACAGATAACGCAATAATTTTTAAAGATAAAATGTACTGTTCTGACCAAACACTTTCAGACTATGAAATTTCAAACGGTGTTTATATAGAACAAAGCACAGGAGACAATCAATTTATATATTATGGATAATTTACATTTAATACAATTAGGCCAATACGAAAGGCCAACAATCACAGAAGAACGTAATAAAGATTGGGTATCAATAGGCGATAACAATGATTATTACCAAAGTTTGATAGATGCTTATATGGATAGCACAACAAACAATGCTGTAATTAACGGTGTTGTTAATCAAATTTACGGAAAAGGATTAGATGCTACTGATTCTGCGCAAAAGCCAGACCAGTATGCACAAATGAAAAGTTTGGTAAAACCTCACGATTTAAGAAATGTTTGCCAAGATTTAAAGTTATTAGGAGAAGCTGCTTTTCAAATAACTTACAATGGTAATAAAATATCAGCAATAACACACTTTCCAAGAGAAACTTTACGTGCTGAAAAGATGAATGATAAAGGCGAAATAAAAAACTATTTTTATTCTGCTGATTGGAGTAAAGTAAAACACAATACAAAACTAAAAAAGTTTCCTGTATTTGGTAGTGGTGCACAAAATGAAATATTTATTATTAAAAGATATGTAACTGGATTTTACTATTATAGTCCAGCAGACTACAATACTGCTTATGCTACTTTAGAAAAAGAGATTGCTGAATACTTAATAAACGATGCAATGTGTTCTTTTTCAGGCACTAAAATTATAAATTTTTCAAATGGTATTCCTGACCGCGAAAAACAATTAGCTATCAAAAATGATATAATGAATAAGCTAACTGGTAGCTATGGAGAAAAGGTAATTGTTGCATTTAACAACAATGCAGAAAGTAAAACAACTATCGATGATGTACCATTAAATGATGCTCCAGCACATTACTCTTATTTAAGTGAAGAATGTTCTAAGAAGATTATGCTTACTCACAGAGTTACATCACCGTTATTATTAGGCTTATCTTCTGCTAATGGATTTTCTTCTAATGCTGATGAAATAGAGAACGCCTCAAGGCTTTTTAATAACGTAGTTATACAACCATACCAAAACCTTTTAATTGATAGCTTAGATACAATTTTAGCAGTTAATGATATTAGTTTAAATCTTTACTTTAAAACTATAGAACCACTTGAGTTTATGGAGTTGGATGAACTTGATAATGAAGAAAAAGAAGAGCAAACTGGTATTAAAGAAGATGATGATGATTTTAGCACAGAGCTTGAAATAATGGCTTCTAAGAGCATTTCAGATGCAGATAGTGATTTACTATTAAATGAAGCATTAGATACGTTAGGTGGCGAAATAATGAATAGTGAAGAATTTGAAATAGTTGATATTAGAGATGTTAGTGAAGATAATATTAGTGTTGAAGATTGGGCTGATAATATGATAGAATTAGCATCAGCAGTTAAAAGTGATACACCTATTAAGAATGACCCTAACGGTTTTTCTACATTAGATAAAAGTTATTATAAAGTTAGATACAAATACAATACAGCAAGTGCAAAAGGCAAAGGTGGTAAGAGTAGAAAGTTTTGCAAAGAAATGATGGCAAGAAGCAAAAGAGGTGTTGTATATAGATTAGAAGATATTGATAAAGCAAGTAGGCAAATGAATTTTAAAGCTGCTGAATTACCAATGCACAAAGGCCAAAAATATGATTTATTTAAGTTTAAAGGTGGCGTATATTGTAGGCATAAATGGCAACAAGTATTGTATAGAATGAAAATTGATGCTGCTTTAGATGGTAAAAAAGGAAGTAAAGATTTAAAAGATTATGATGTGGTAAAAGAAATACCAAAGAGTTATGAGGCAAAACCGCGAGGGCATAAAGATGCAAAGAAAGCTCCTGTAAATATGCCAAATAAAGGACATCATCCAAATTATAAAAAGTAAAAAAATGAATACATTAAAAACAGTTTTTAATAAACTAACAAAAGAAGATAAAGTAGAGCTAAAAGCTGAAAAGATAGAGTTAAGTTTAGTAAGTGATTTTATAAGTGAATATAACCAAGCAATAAAAAAAACAAATGAATTAGTGGATGATTGGGATAAGGTTCAAAAATTAAAATCTGCTTTTAAAAAAGATGCAGAAAAAAATAAAAATCAATTAAAATCATTAGTTAAACCTCTTGAAAAAATTAAGCAACAAGCAAAAGAATTAGGTTTAGATGAAAAAGAAATTAATAATAAAATAGGTAGACCAGATTTAAAAAAAGACATCGATTCTGTAGATTTTTTTCTAAAAGAATTATAAAAAGTAAGTAATGAAAACAACAATAGAAAGAATATTTGAAACATTAAGTAAAGAAAAGGTAGAGTTAAAATCTGAGAAGATAGAGTTATCATTAGCTGATGATTTTAAAAAATTATCAAGTAAAGCAATTAAGTCAGGTTCTAATTCTGGTGGAGATATGCAAGATTGGATTGATAAATTACCAAAATTATTATCTTCTTTAAAAGAATCATTAAAAGACCAACAAAATGTTATTAGTTTAGGAGAAAAAATAAAAAAAGAAATTAAAGAATTAGGCGTTAAATTACCTTCTAATATAGCTAAAGAGATTAAAGGAGCTGAGCAATGGGAGAGTGAAATTAAAACTATAATTAAGAAAGCTCAAGGTTTTAAATTATAAGAAATGAGTAAAGCACTATTTGTAACAAGACACGATATTTCAGTATTTACTGCTGCTAATGGTAATATAGATAATGATAAATTATTACCATTTATAAACCAAGCGCAAGATATACACATACAAAATTATTTAGGTACTGAGTTATATGTTAAAATACAAAATGAAATAGTTGCTGGTACTTTAGCAAATCCTTACTTAGCATTATTAAACGATTATATTAAGCCAATGCTACTACATTGGAGTTTAGTTGAATACTTACCTTATGCTGGTGTTAATATTTCAAATGGTGGTATATATACTAAAAATCCTGAAAATAGCACAGCATTAAGCAAAGAACACGTAGATAGCTTAGTTGAAAGAAGTAGAACTACAGCACAGTTTTACACAAACAGATTTATAGATTTTATGCAAAATAACGCAGCTGGATTAATACCTGAATACTATTCTAATAGTCAAGAGGATATGTACCCAGATGATGTTGCAGATTTTGGAGGTTGGGTACTTTAAAAATATATTATGCCAGATAATACAATAGAATGGGGACAAGGTGCAGTTAACAACAACAACGATTGGGGAAAAGCAAAAGCTAATTCTACCAATAACTTTGGTGCTGTTTATGATGATTCGCCAAGTGGTGATACTAATATTGCTGGAGGGCAACCAGTTGTATCAATAACTTATTCTGCAAGTGCTTTTTGTGCTGATGCAAGCGACCCTACACCAACTATAAGAAACAATGCTGGTGCTGGTACATTTAGTTCAACTACTGGATTAGTGTTTATTAGTACAACAACTGGTGAAGTTGATATTGATGCTTCTACTGTAGGAAGTTATTTAATTACATATACAGATACAGATTCTGCAACTGCTACATTTAACCTAACTATTAATGCTTTACCAACTGTTATTGTAAGTGTTTCTGCTGGTACTATTTGTAATGGAGAAAGCACAATATTAACTGCAAGTGGTGCTTCTACTTATGTATGGAATGATGGTAATACAGATAATCCAAGAACAGTATCACCAAGTACTACAACTTTATTTACTGCTACTGGTACAGATTCCAATGGTTGTACAAGTTCTGGTGGTACTACAATTACTGTAAATGCTTTACCAACTGTTGAAATAACAGGAACTTTAACTTATTGTGCTGGTAGTACAACAACACTAACTGCTACTGCTGGTTTATCTTCTTACTTATGGAGTAATGGAGAAACTACACAATCTGTAGATGTAACTGCTGGTAGTTATACAGTAACAGGAACTGATAGCAATGGGTGTAGTGCTACTTCTTCTGCTTCTACAGTAACAGAATTACCTTTAGATACTGCAACAGTAACTTATTCAGCAAGTTCTTATTGTCAAATGCCAACGGGTGCTTTAGCTGTAGATGGTTATTATCCTTTATATACTACTGAATCAGCAGCACAGGCAGAAAGCTCAGACGGAACAGCACACTCTCACACATTGAGCGGAACTACTTACTATATGCCTAATGATGGTGTTATTATATATCACGAAACATATTCTTTAACAACACCAGCTCCAACTATCACAGGTGAATCAGGTACATTTAGCGAATCAACTGGTAATTTAAGTATAGATAGTTCTACAGGTGTTATAAATGTAAATAATTCTACTGCTGGAACTTATACTGTTGTTTATACTACTAATGGAAGTTGTTCAAATACAGTAAATAATACTATTACAGTAAATGCTTTAGATGGTGCTACTTTTGCTTATAGTTCAAATAGCTTACCACAAACAGGAACTGCAAGTTTAACAACTACTCCAACTACTTCTGGTGGTGTGTTTAGTGCTTATCCAAGTGGACTAAGTATTAACTCTTCTACTGGTGAAATTGATTTAGCTAATTCTACTATACAATCTTATAAAATATTCTATGAAACAAGTGGTGCTGGATGTCCTAATTCATCAACATTTGATTTAGCTGTAACTGCTGCTGGAATTGCTAATAATTACAGTATGAATTTTGATTCTGCCAGTTCAGATTATATAGATGCTGGAAATGTTTTAAATTATGATTATAATCAAGCATTTAGTATTTCAAGTTGGGTAAATGCAAATGCTGTTACTGGAACTAAAAATATTGTTAATAAATACGATTCATCAGCAACAAGAGGCTTTGCATTTGATATATATTCAAATTGTGGTAGTTGTCAAAATAGAATAGATTTTTCAATAAGTAACAAAAATAGTGGTAGCACAGGCAGTAGAAAAGTTTTATATGTTTACACATCACATATAATACCACTAAACTCTTGGAATCACGTATGTATTACTTATGATGGGAGTAGTTTAGCAAGTGGAGTTAATATTTATTTAAATGGAGTTTCACAATCTTTTACAACTTTAAGAGATACTCTTGGCAACAATACTATATTAAATACACAATCATTAGAAATAGGTGGTAATACGAGCTTTATGAATGGCTTAATTGACGAGGTAGCAATCTGGAACACAGCTCTAACAGATGGAACAGGCGGAACAGTAAACCAAATAGCAGAGATATATAACGCAACATCAACTAATTTAACTAAAGACTTAACCACAGTATCAGGTTCAAACCTAATTTACTGGAATAGAATGGGAGATTAATTATGAGTACACAGTTTACAAATAGACAATGGCGTTTGCCTAACAATGAGAATAAAGACAAGCAGAGTAACTATTCTATGGACTTTGATGGGAGTAGTTATATAGATTTAGGAACTACAACTGATTATGATAATGGCGACCTATCTGCTTCTATTTGGGTTTATGCTTCAAGTTCAAGAACAAGTACAGTTTATGCATTTAGCAATTCTGGTTCACCCACAATAGCTGGTTTTGATATTGCAGTAAAAACTAATAATAATGTAAGAGTTAGTAGAAATACTCGAACTAAAGAAAGCGATTCAGGATGGATAAGTATAGGATTTATTGATGATGCTTGGCAACATTTAGCATTTACATATAATGAGGCAACAAACACTATTAAGCTATTTTTAAATGGAGTATTAAAAGATATATCAACAGGAACTACATCAAGTAATATTGCAAGTAAAAAGTTGACTATAGGTTCGTATATCGGTACAATATCCTTATTTGAAGGTAAACTTGACGGAGCAACTATTTTTAATTATACACTTTCTGACGGTGGTGTTTCAGTAGGTCAAACTGCTACTGGAGATATTGCTGCTCTTTATGGTTCAAGCTCTACTGGTATAGGAAACCCAATGACATTAAATCCAGTTGCATTCTATAATTTAGGTGATAAATCAGCTTTTAACGGAGCTGATTATTTAGTTCCTAATAGTTCTTTAAAAGATTATGTTTTTGATTTTGATGGTAGTAGTGGGCAAGAAATTGCTATTAATGATAATACTTTAATTGATGGTTACACTTCTGTAACATTTAGTTTTTGGTTTAAAGGTA